CCGTTTATTCGCGCACCCGGGCCGATGCGGATTGTTGGCTGTATTGCTGACGGGCCTATGGGTGGGCGACTTTACTCTACGGCCTCTGAGCTTGTGGATACTCGTTTCAGTGGTAATTTATCTGGTGGCGTTGCTTGGTCTTTGGGCGCTACATTCACACGGCCAATTAACAATGTGTTCTTTTACCAAAACAATACTGCAATTAAAGCGTTTGAGGGGTTTCAGGGCATTTTTACTAACGTAACTTTTGCAGATTCAAATACTAATATTATTAATTCTTCTGGCGCATACTCTAGCCTGTTATTCACTTTTATTGATTGTACAACATTTCCTGATAACAAAATTACCAATACAAACGGAAAGTATAAACAAGGCAAATCAATAAATTATACGCTTACTAATTCAGCAGGTGTCGGACTAACAGGCGCAAAGGTCGCTGTCTATGACAACGCAGGTACAATACAAGATGGAATTAAAACTAGCGTATCGGGTGCAGTAGATACCATTAACGCAGTATTTTTTGACCGTCCACACGGTAGCGCTAGCACAAACAAAGCACCCTTCGATATTCGTATTCGTAAATATGGCTATGTGTACTCAGGCTTTCAAAGCTCTGTATCTGAATCCATAAAGCAAGAGGTGCGGCTTTCTGATAATCTACAGTTAGCATCTACAGAAGTGCAAGCAGCGGCAATAACAGGCATAGCTTTAAACTTTGCAACAAGCACAGCAACGATCACATCTAATCACAACGCTCAAAGCCTCTACGATTACTACCAATACCAGTTAGCTCAAGCAGCTAACATGCCTTACGGCGAGGATTTAGTCAGGTCAGGCACAGCATTTAATTTAAGTGATTGGGGTTTTGTCGTCAATGGTGCTACTTATACGGGCGACATAACAACGACAGGTGTTGTAACGCTGTCTAGCGGAGGCCTCATTGTAGGTACTACGATAGATACCAATGGCACCACAAACGTATCAGCTTTAAACCTCACAGGCTTGCAATCTAACTCAGAAGTTAGGGTTTACGATGCAGGGACAACAACAGAACTTGCAGGGGTAGAGAACAGCGGTACAACTTTCACAGCTAACATAAGCGCAAGCAGTGTTGATATTGTTGTTCACTCTCTAGGGTATGAGTATCAGAAGATTGAAGGCGCTAACACCTCTAGCAACTTAACCCTACCTATCCAACAGCGCGTAGATAGAAACTACAGGAACCCATAAATGGCAGATGCAATTTTTGACGGGGCTAATCTGTATATAACATTGCCGAATATAGGCGGGTTTGACGTTCAAACAGAAATGTATAGCGCTTGGAAAGAATGGATTGCTATCGGTGATAACGCTAAATACCCTCCTGCTTTTGACACAACAGGCGGTGACGATGTTGGTAGCGGTCAGAAGATTGCGCCTTACTTCTTTTGCCGTAACGATCTTGGTTGGAAGATAAAAATGCCAAGCGCTAACGGTGAAATCGTTGTATCGGGCAACTTATTTCCGCGCGACTCTTCAATAACGCTATTTGAGCAAACATCTGGCTTTGATGCGTTTTTACGATTGGAGGTATCAACTAGAGCGGTAGTTGTTGAGGTCGCAAGCGGTTCGGGCTTATCTCCTGACCAATCTACAAAACTCGATGAGCTTTGGCAGTTGCAGGGCTTGGATAGTACTAACCCCATGACCGTAACCAAAAACTCACGAACCGTTGCAGGCATAACGCAGCAAATCGGCGGTGACGGATCAAATAGCAGCACAGTCACAAGACAGTGAACGCGGTCAGTATAGCCACCGATGGGCTAATCAATCGAACACCAATATCAATTGCATCACGCGGCTATATATCGCCCGTAGAGAAACGCAAAGGCGGATCATATAACCCTGCAATTGAGTATCAGAATCTTATTAAGCAAAGGGCGAGAGAGGACGAAGAGATATTCGTACTAATCGCTGCTTTCTTGGAAGTTATCGAATAAATAAAACAGTTTTAACGAGGTCGCATATGCGGCCTTTTTTTATGCCTGTAAAAAGGCGAGCGCCCGAAAGGGCTTAGGCAAAGGTAAGCAAAGATGAACGAAGAAATGCTCCAAGATGACGTAGTTGAATCGGTAGACGAACAGCAAGTTGAAGATTCACAACAGGCTACAGAATCAGCGGAAGTTGCACCCAAAAACGATGATTTTGTTGAACTTACGCCAGAGGTTCGGAAGCGAGTTAATAAACTGACTTGGGAGAAGAACGAGGCAATTCGCAAAGCTAAAGCGCTAGAGGAAAAATTAAGCGCTAAACCTCAAGCACCACAAGACGCACAACCACCAAGTGATGTGCAAGCCCCTGATGTTGATCTCTCATATTCCGACCCTGAAGCCTATCGGCAGCAGATGAACGAATGGCAGATTAACGTAAGGAAGCAAGCAGAAGAGGCGGCAAGAGCGGCGGCAAGGTCAATCGTTGACGAGACAAAGACAAGAGCGCAACAAGAAGCACAACAAGCAAAACAGCAGGAAGCTATAAGCGGCTATTCACAGCGCGCCATTGAATCGGGGCTTAACGCCGACAAATTGATTCAGGCCGAAAGTGTTGTAACAGCTTATAACCCTTCGCCCGAATTGGCCGACTTTATTTTGTCAGACCAGAACGGGCCGCACCTTATGAGTTATCTAGCAGATAACCAACCAGAGCTTGAGGCACTTGTATCAATGTCTCCTATGCGAGCGGCGTTAAAACTTGAGCAAATACGCTCAAAAGCGCTAAACGCAAACAAAGGAACAAAAGCCCCTGACCCTGTAGAGCCATTGGGCGGCAGGTCTACGGTGGATAACGAATCGCCACTAATCAAGGGCGCAACTTTTAGTTAATTTTAATTTTGGAGCAATATAATCATGGCTAATAATTTCGATAGCAACTTCACTCGCAAACTAGCAAAAAGCTTCGTAGCGGGTTTTGAATCAGAACGAAACATCTCAAAAGACGTAAACACGCAGCTTTTGGATGGCAAATTCGCCCCTGACACTGGCGACACGACAGACTTTAAACGTCCTACAGATTATCGTTCTGTCCGTACAACTAACGGCGACGTTTCAGGTGAAACTAAGTCTGACATTATTACGGGTAAAGCTTCTGGTGTTGTACAGGACTACTTCACTGTTGAGGTGGATTATGACGAAGCAGACGAAGCGATCAAAATGGATCAGCTCGACGAGCTTCTTAAACCTGCGGCTCGACGTATCGTTACAGACCTAGAGCTAGACTTTGCAAGCTTCGCAATGAAGAATGCAGGCTTATTGTCTGGTACTGTTGGGACGGCGGTTTCGGCTTGGTCTGACGTTGCAAACGCAGCGGCAACTATGGACGCCACTGGCGTACCTTCAGGCGATTTGTGTTACGTGGTAAACCCATACACGCAGATTACTCTAGCAGGTGATCAGCGCGGTCTAGGTGGCGAAAATGGCAACATGACAGCTAACCAACAAGCAACGATCACAAACAACTTTGCAGGAATGAAGGTTAAAACCTCAACCGCTCTAGCGTCTTACACAACAGGCACAGGTGCGGATCGAGCGGGAACGCTTTCTAGCACGCCTACAGCAACATATGTATCTGCAAAAGATTCAATGACGCAGACACTTGCGGTCACTGGCTTCCAAGCAAACCTAGTTGTTGCAGCGGGTGAAAAAATCACAATTGCAGGTCGCAACCGACTCAACCTATCAACTCGCACGCCTATCTTAGACGCAGCAGGGAACGAGGTTCTGTTCTCGGGTACTGTTGTTGCTTCGGTAACGCTTGACGGTTCTGGCGCGGGTAACTTGGTTGTAACTGGCCCTGCTATCTATGAGGCTAACGGCCAATACAATACCGTTGATAGTGCTCCTACTTCTGGTGATGTTGTAACGCTAGGCGGTGCAGCTAGTACTTTGATTCAACCAAACTTGTTCTTCCACAAAGAGGCGTTTGCGATTGGTTCTGTGCCAATTAAAAAGCTTTATTCGACTGACACCGTTGCAACTACTGAAGATGGTTTGCAAATTCGTGTATCGAAGGGCGCAAGCTTCTCGGAAAACAAAAACTTGGTTCGGTTCGATCTTCGCCCTGCTTATGCGGTTCTTAATCCGTTCTTTGCAGGACACGGCTTCGGCTAGACCAAACTAGGGGCTTCGGCCCCTTTCTTTTTCCCTTCTTTAAAGGTTTACCAATGATTAAGTATAGGCGCCCTAGTGGTGCAGAGATCGAAGTGGCCGACACAAAAGGCAATCGAGAGACTGCCGAAAAACTAGGTTGGAAAGAAATAAAACCACGAAAGCGGAAGGCTAAATCAGATGGCAGAGACAGCAAGCACAGTAATTCGTGATGCGTTACAAGAAATTTTAGTCCAAGCGGCTGAACAGCCAATAACGGCGGCAGAAGGTCAGGGCGCAATGCGTCTATTAAATAGAATGATGGCTGCTTGGGTATCTGATGGCGTAGACCTAAGCTTTACGCCCGTTGACTCTTTGAATGACTCAATAACGGTAGTCGATGGCGCTTTGGATGCAATCGTTTTAAATCTAGCGGTAAAACTAGCGCCTCAATACGATAGGCCCGTTACTCAATCGCTATACATGAACGCAAAAGATGCCTACGAAGCAGCGCTAAAAATAGCTGTTGTCGTTCCTGATACCGCTTTTCCTGCGACGCTTCCATATGGTTCAGGCAATGAGGACAAGGGGCATAACTTCTCAAACTATTATCCGGGGCCATCTAGCGAATGAATTTACCATTTACTAACGGATTCTATCAATCTCGCTCGTTGCCCTTATCGGCTCAACGGTGCGTTAATTGGTATAAAAACGTCTCGGAGGTCGATACATTCTCGCGAGATAGTCTTTTTGGCACTGCGGGTTTGTCGTTAGTAGATGCAGGCGACCCGTTAGAGCCTAATCGTGGCGCTCACGTTATGAACGATGAGCCTTATTTCGTGAACGGCAATAACCTTTACAAAATGACGCGAACGGTAAGCGCTGACGGTGTAGAGACTTTAGCCATTGTAAGTATTGGCGCAATCTCAGGTAGTGGGCGCGTTTCAATGGCGGATAACGGCTCTCAGCTTTGCATTGTCGTACCTAACGGCGATGCGTATATTTATGACGGCTCGACCTTATCAACAATCAGTGACGCTGCTTTTGATGGGCCTTGCGAAACCGTTGTTTTTATCAGCGGTTACTTTGTTTTTAATAAAACTAACTCTTCTAAAATATTTCACTCAGAGTTAAGGGATGGCCTTTCTTACAACGCTCTAGACTTTGCAGAGGCAGAGGCCGACCCTGATAGAGTAGTCGCCTTACACGCGCATAGGGGCGTTTTATATGCTTTAGGCACTGAGACAATACAGCCTTTTGCGGTTCGCAATAGTAATGCGTTTGCATTCGCGCCTATTCTCGGCGGTGTTATCAGTAAAGGCATTCGCTCACGCTTTGCTGTGCGCAACTTCGGCAATACGTTTGCGTTTGTCGGAGGCGGTGAGAATGAAGGCGAGTCTATATGGGCTTTTAGAGGCTCTGATGTTGCCAAAATTTCAACGACTCCTTTAGATTTTCTTTTACAAAACGCAACGCCGGAACAGCTCGACGAGTGCTACGCTTTTGCGCACTCACTAAATGGCGCTGAGTTTTGGGGCGTTACCTTTGGCGCGAGAACCCTTGTATATGACCAAACCGCCTCACGATTATCTGGTCGTCTTGAGTGGCACGAACGAAGCTCACGCATTGACTCTGTTGATGTTCAATGGCGCGTCGCCTCAATTGTCACGGCGTACAACAAAACTTTTGTCGGTGATATTCAAAACGGAAGGATTGGCGAACTTTCAGACGACTTTTTTGATGAATATGGCGAGTACATTGTTAGAACAACGTCGGGGCAGCCATTTTCAAACGAAGGTAGCTCGATGTCGGTTTCTTCTATCGAAGCCACTTTAAGCGCAGGAACAGGCACACCCACAAAAGACCCCAAACTAGGACTTTGCTTCTCAGATGATGGCGGTCGCACTTATTCAAACATGATGTTTAGAGGCTTAGGCAAACTAGGCGATTACGAACGGCGCACTATATGGCGCAGATTGGGCCGCTTTGGTAAATACAGAGTCCTTTGTTTTGAGTTTGCAGGAAAGACCGACCCGACATTTATCAAAGTGGAGGCGCAAGTATCGTGATTGAGACAGTTATACCGCCATTTCGAAATCAGCCTTTGGTTTTAAACGACTTACCGACGCAAGTAACAGCCGAGTTTTTAGAGCAAATAGCTAGATTGCTTGAGCAGCTACAAATAGAGAGCGGCAACGGTACGCCGGAAAGCTCTGTTTTAGCGGGGCCAGATAAGCTCTATCGAGATACAGCAACTAACACGCTTTACATCAAAACAACCGAAACAGGTAACACTGGATGGGTATCAATTTAAAATTAAGTGTAACAAGCGACAAGAGCGAGATTTTTAAGGTGCTTGGACACCCTGAGATTTGGCCTTTACTAAGCAAGAGAGCGCCAGAAAAAAAGCTTTTGCCGCTTAGGGATCAAGATATTTATTTGATAGTAAAAGCAGGGAGAAAAGTTATCGCATGTACTTATTTTGAGGTTTTAAACGGGTATGAAATGCAGATGCATCCTTATGTTTTACCAAGATATAGGCCGCGATATTCGTATAAAGCGGTAAAAGCCTGCGTTGATTGGGCTTTTAATCAATCAATAGAAAAGATCGTTGTTGAAATACCAGATGACTACCCAAAGGTTACGGCGTTCGCGGAGCGTATGGGCTTTGAGAATGTAGGAAATAATACGCTAGAGATGAGGGCAAACAAATGGGCGGCTTAGTTGATAAGGTTGTAGAAGTTGGGACGCTTGGCATTGTTGACGATGCGAGCGGCACGAAGGCAGCACAAAAAGCGGCGCGTGATGCGTCAGGACAGCAATTAGCCTCGCTTGAAGCGGGCAAAAATCTAGGCAGAGCAGACCTAAACGAAGGCTTTGAGCCTGCAATGGGCTATTTGCGAGAGGGTTTTGACGGTGCAAGGAATGAGCTTTTAACAGGCTTTAACCCTGCTTTAAACGCATCAACACAAGGCTTTCAGGGTGCAAGTGACGCATTACGCTCGGGCGTTAATCAAGCGACAGGGCAATATAATCAAGGCTTTGGCAATGCTTTATCAAGTTTAGCTAACGCGCAGCAAGGAATAGAGGCACCTATCCAGGGTTTTTACGACCAAGGCGCGCAAGCCTCACAAACTCAAGCGGCGTTGAGTGGTGCGATGGGGCCAGAGGCGCAAGCTCAAGCTTTTGCTAATTATCAAGAATCGCCAGAAGTAGCCTATATGCGCGAGCAAGGCGAGAAAGCCGCTATGCGTGGCGCAGCAGCTCAAGGTATGTCATTAAGTGGATCGGTACTAGACGAGCTTAACAGGCGCGGTACAGGGCTTGCTATGCAAGACTTTAACAACTCAATGAATCGACTCGGGTCAATTGCTAATCGAGGGCAAGCAGCAGGAAATAATTTAGCTCAATTGCGCAGCGGTCTAGCAACAAATACAGCCAACATGCAGCAACAGCAAGGGCAAGGCTTGGCGAATATGCAAATGCAACTAGGTCAGGGTTTGGCGGGTATTGCAGGCAATCAGGGACAAGCACAATCAGCGCTTTACCAACAGCAAGCGAATAACCTTGCAAACTTGCAAAGCGGCAGAGGTCAGGCTTTAGCGGGTATGCAGCAACAGCATGGTCAAAACTTGTCAAACATCGCGATAGGTAACGCGGCGCAACAAGCGCAAATACATGGTGATCTCGGTGTCGCTCAAGGTAATGCAGCTTTAGCACAAGGGCAAATGGGCTACCAGTTAGCGGGGCAAGGCATAGGCGCGTTAATGGGGGGAGCTTAGGGGGTGGCGGCAGCGCAGCGGCTACTCCTATTGACCGTAGACAATATGGCGCACTTTCACCAACTTTTGGATTTTAGAGGCTAAATATGGGCGTTAATGAGATTGATTTTGCAAATTTAAGCGCGGCTAAGGGTCTTAGCCGAGGATTACAGGCAGGCGCACAGCTTGGCAATATGTACAGGCAGAACCGCTTGCAAGATAGCGAGCTAGAGAGGAAAGAAAATGAGCGCATGATAGATGACATGGCGCGAGATGCTTACGTTGCTCTTCAAATACAAGACCCAAAAGAGCGGGATGAGTACTTGGCGGGGCGTGAAAAGTGGCTTATTGATAACAATAAAGATCCTAGCCACACTCAAGAGATTAGATTAAAGCCTTTTAGCGAACAGACTAACGAGCTTAAATACGTCTTAACTAGAGCAATGCCTGCTTCAAGTTTAACCAAGAACAAGAGCGGCCAACCTTCAAGGGTCCAAGAATATGAATATTTTACTGGCCTCGGCAAAGACGAACAAAAAGACTATATGAACTTGGTTCGAGGCAAGCAGATAGTTACTTATGGTGATGTTCAAGGCTACATAGACCCTCTCACAAATACGTTCGTTGCTATTAGCGAGGGAGGGGAAGAAACGACAAGTGAAGTTCAAAGCAATATTGATGAGACTAAAAGCAAGCAAACTGCCGACAAGTTAAATCAAGAGGCTAAAGCGGCATCTGAGCAGGAATTTAAAAAGCAAATAGGCGCGGAAGGCGCGAAAGTTTACTCAACTCTTCAAAAATCGGCGCAATCTGCTTCTGCATTTATTCCGAGACTGCAGTCACTTAGAGACTTGGCCTATAAGGTAGAAACTGGAACAGGCGCAGAGATTAAGCTTGCAGCCAAAAAAGCTCTAGGCATTGATTCTGCGGATATGGAAGAGCTTAACGCCAAGCTGGGCGAGTTAGCGCAAGATATACTTAATCAGCAGACAGGCACTAAAACAGACTTTGATTTTGAGAATGCCGTTCGACAGTCTGCATCTCTTGGCAAGTCGCCAGAAGCTAACTCTCGACTCATTAACGCGCTTATAGCAAGGCAGCAGCAGGCC